GTAGAAGAACCTGAAGCACCTTGAACAAATGATTCCGGTTGGCTCAATTATTGATATTCCCCTTCCCTTACCGTTTCAAAGTCGCTTGAAATTCGTTGCCATGCAACGGCATTCAGACGGGGAAATTTTTGTCAGTCTTCTTGCACCGTTAATCGTAAACACGCGAATTGGTAAAATCAAAATCGAAAAAGGTTTTCTTTCAGATGGTGCTTCAATTCCAAAGCTTGCAAGAAAGCTAGTTGGCAACCCTTTTGATTTTTCATATTTAGCGCAAGCCGTTGTTCACGATGCTTTTTATCGAAAAGGCTTCATGGACAAAGTGAAAAGAAAAACTGCTGATTTGATATTTCGAGATTTGTTATGGAATACGAAAATCCCCTTCTGGAAAATCCCGCCTTTCTACATGGCTGTCAGAACGTTTGGTTGGAGAAGCTTTAAAAAAGTTTCAGACATTCATATTGACGTGGAACCGCTCACAAGGTAGAAATCGCCATGGATGAAACCTTCACAAAATCGAAAATCATTGGTAAATACGATTTGATTCTTGAAGCATTAAACAAGTGGGGAATTGGCCTTGTTGCGGTTGTTTGTCTCGTTCCAGTTTACAATGATTTAAAAGCTTCAAACAAGCAGTATGTCGGATTACTTGAAAGACATAATGAAATAACAATTTCAACAGTTCGCGTTTTAAATGCAATGACGCAACAAATCGAAGGACAAACTGAAGCTTCAAAACAGGTTCAGGAAATGTTGAAGCGTATTGAATCACGCCATCCATGAACATATTCAAAAAACTATTTCCCTTTCTGTTTAACATGAAAAGCAAACATTTAGAAAAAGAACTTCCACAAGTTGAAGAAACTTTTGAAGAATGGTTTTCAAAACAAAACATTCGAAACTTCACAGCAAAAGAATTTCGAAATTATTTCAACATACATCGAAGAGGTGTCAGAAACTCAGAACCGCCCCGCGAACTCTGGCCAAACATTTTGCCCGCTCTTCGCGTTGTGGACAAGCTACGCGATTATTTAGGAACCGCTTGCACAATAACTTCATCTTATCGCTCACCTGCTTACAACGGCGCAATTAGTGGGGCGGCTTCCAAGTCTTTGCACATGCAATTTCGCGCCTTGGATATTCAATTTAAAAACGTTTCCCCTGCAAAAGTTTTTCAAGTTCTTCATTCATGGAGAAGAGATGGTTCAATAAAAGGAGGTCTTGGAAAATACAAAACGTTTACCCATATTGACGACAGAGAAACAAATCCAACGTGGGGAAATTAAGAAATGCCAAACTCGTCTTTATCGCCTGCAATTTTAGAAGCAAGGGCTGTATGTTCAAACAAAGTTTTTGAAATTGAAACTTTAGAAATTAGACACCCTGCTTTAAACTTTGACAATAAACAATTAGATATTTGTTTTGTAATTGACACTTCAGGTTCAATGCAAGGCGCAATTGATACAATTGCAGCAGAAATTTCACAAGTTGCAGCAGACCTCGAAGATGATTTTGCATTGATTAGATATTCACTTCTAGGGTATGAAAGTTCTGGTGCAGATACTTTTTTTCGAACCGGAAACAACTTTGTTGACCTTGAAACGTTTCAAGCTGCAATTTCCGCAATGACAACAACGATTGGCGGTATTGAAAATGCTTTTAGTGCCATTAAACTTTCGTGTGACACTCTCAACTGGAACCAAAACCTGACTACTGCCAGAGCGATTTTTCTGATTACAGATGAGAACAACGACAACGACGGGACAACGGAACAATCTGTTTTAGATGCCTTGGCCGAAAAGGGTGTTACTTTTATTCTCGGTATTGATGAAAGCAATGCTTCTTGGTTTCAATCTTTTCTTGACGCAACAAACGGTGTTCATATTGAAAGCCCGACTGGTGCTGAAATCCGTGCTGATTTAGTCACAGCCTTGCAAAATATCATTACAATTGGCGGTGAAGAAGAACCAATCTATATTGTAAATGACACAGTTCCGCACACACTTCCGCTTGATGATTCTGAAACACCGGAAATTGTAACCTTTGAGACAAGAGGTTTCAAATTGCGTCAAGTTGGTGCTGGAGAAAATGGTTTGCAAAGTTTAGGTATAACAATTGACGATATTGACAGGAAAGTTTCACAGTTTGTCGCAAAAACAAAACAGTTCAATTCACCTGTTGAAATTGTATTTAGGGTTTATTTAAGTGATGATTTAAGCAAACCGCAAAACAACCCTCCAACAACTCTTTTTCTTACAGGTAGTTCAAAAAGCAGTGAAGGTTTTTCTGGAACTTGTTCAACTATTGATATTGTGAATCACCCTTTCCCAAATCAATACTATAAACTTGAGCATTTTCCTTTGCAATGATTCAAGATTACATATTCCAACAATGGACACCTGAAAAAAATTGTTGGTGGCTTGTTCGTGATTATTACAAAAAATATAAAAGAATCATCATTCCAGAATATTACGAAGGTTTGCCAACTCACTTTGAAAAAGTGAAACAGATAAAAAAATGTTTGGAAAGTGATTGGATAGAAAATTTTGACAAAGAAAAATCTTGTTTGGTTGCTATGGGTAGAACAGAAACAATTGTTCATGTTGGAATATGGTTGCCTGAAGAAAAAAAAATTCTACATTTAAACGAAGGTTCAAATTGTAGAGTTGAAACATATTTGCAAATCAAAAACTTATTTTCAACCATCAAATTTTACAATTATGCAAGCTCAAATCATTAACGTAATTGATCCTTTCAACATAAAAGAATCTTCCGAACGTTTTGCAGGCGGTGAAGGTTTCACCGTTCGGCAACGTATAGAACAAATTTGGCCTGAATTTGAAGAGTTTGAGCGTCCTACAATTTTGCTATGGAATAGCGAACAGGTGATGAGAGCGGAATGGGAAACACGGAAGATTGAAAAAGGTGACGTTTTGATTTTCATGCCTGTTGTCGGAGCTAGTGTTTTTGTCGTGATACTTATTGCAATTGTTATTGCGGTCATTCTGACAATGTTTCTTGATATTCCTACTCCAAACGGTTCGGATTCAAAAGAAGCCGATCCTGTATATGGTCTTTCTGGTCAACAAAACAAAACACGTATCAATGAAACAATTGAAAAGCATTACGGCAATGTTAGATTTTGGCCTAGTTATGCGTCAAAGCCTTACAATCAATTCATAGGAAACGATCAATATTTATATTCACTTTTCTGCATTGGGCTTGGTGATTATACTGTTTCAGAAGAACTAATTTCAGACACTCTGATTTCAGAATTTCAAGAAATTGAATCTGAAATTATTCCTCCTAACGAACAAGTCACACTCTTTCCGACAAACGTTCAAACTTCGCAAGAAGTGAATGGCATTGAACTATTTGCACCAAACCAAACTGGCGGTGCGGGTTCACCTTCTGAAGGAAATTACACAGGCTTTGTTGGCGGATTTGTTGCAAACACTTCTGGCAGTTTAACTAATCGGATTGAATATGACATCTCTTTCAATTCTGGACTTTATACCACAAACGACAAAGGCGGGCTTGTCGCACAAACTGTTGTGGTGAGATTTGAACACAGGTTGATTGATGACAGTGGAAATGCAATTGGCGGTTGGGTTTTATCAAATGAAAGGTCTGTAACATTTGCCACAACTTCACCGCAACAAATAACAATTTCCACAAGTGTTCCGACTGGTCGCTATGAAGTAAGAGGTGTGAGAGTGAACGACGCCAATCTTAGCTCACGGGCGCAAGATAGCGTCAAATGGGTTGCTGTCAGGTCATTCATTTTAGGTGAACAAAAATTTCCCACCAACGTCACACTTTGGGCAGTAAAGGCGAGAGCATCGAACAACCTAAACAATCAAACCCGTTCGCTTTTCAACGTTAGAATCAAAGCCAAAATTCCGGTTTACAATTCCACAACTAAAACATGGTCGGTTCAGGAAACCAGAAATCCAGTTTGGGCAATGCTTGACATTCTCAAAGCCGACTACGGTATGGGCATTTCAGATTCTTTTATTGATCTTGAAAAGCTTTCAACTCTTGCAACCTACCTTGACCAAAACGAAATTTATTTTGATTGGACATTCGATCAAAGGGGTAGAGTTTGGGAAGCTTGTAAAACAGCAATGAATGTTGCAAGAGCAAAACCTTTAATGCAAGGCTCTTTCATAACGGCAACCAGAGACAACCCTGCAACAATTCCGGTTGCGGGTTTCAACAAAACAAACATTTTAAGAAACAGTTTGTCAGTTGAAACAAGTTTGCCAAATAAGTTTTTACACGACGGGCTTTTGATTGAATATCGTGATCCTGAAAATTGGACGCCTGAAACCGTCTTGTGCCTTGTCGGTGATGATTTAGGCGTAAACCCTAAACAGGTTCAGTTCCTTGGATGCACAGACCGAAACAAAGCTTACAGGTGGGGACTGTATCAAAGAGCGATTGAGCTTTGGCAAAGAGACAACATACGCTTTGGAACTGGCATTGAAGGTTTAACGGTTGAATATGGTGATTTGATTGCAATGAAGCATGATCTAATGCCAACAGCTGAAGATTTCATTGATGAGCAAACCGGAAATCTTTTTCATAATTCGATTCAAAAGATTTTTGATGAATTTGAAGTTTTCCAAGAGACGCAAATTTTGTTGCCGAACGAAGCAATTTTCAGTGATACAATCGTAAATGATTATTATATTAGTTTGAGAAAAACAAATGGTGAGATTCAAACTTTCCAAGCCTATGAAACAGACAATCCAAAAATTGTTTCAATAGTTGAAAACATACTTCTTTCTGATTTTGAAGTTGATGAAAATTCACAACCCGCAACATATTTTTTTGGTGCAAATACAAATCAATTTCAACTAGGAAAAGTCATAGGAATAAACCCTAAAGAAAATTATGAAGTTGAATTAAACGTAGTTCCATACGATCAACGTATATATGAATTTGATGAATTGATTGCTCCTGCTATTGACAGACCATCACCACCTGTTCAACCTCCACAACTTCCGGTGATTGCAAACTTGAATGTTGTAACCAATCCGGACAAGTTGACAGAAGCATTTATTACTTGGGACGCTTCTTTGGGTGCAACTGAATATGTTGTTGAAACCTCAGTTGATGGAATTGATTTTATCAGCGTTGCACGTGTTCAAATTCCTTCTTACACGCTTGAAATTACCGCTGGAGATTTGTGGGTGCGCGTTTATGGGATAAACGTGGGGGCAGGCGCAAGAGCAACTTGGAATGGGACAGTTGGTATTGCAACCCTTGCACCGGACACACCTTCAAACCTGCGAAGCGACGGCACTTTTGAGCAGAATGAACTACGCCTTGTTTGGGATGGAAGCGGGATTGCAACAAGTTATATTGTAAAAATCTTTTTAGGTGCGGTGAAAATTCGTGAAGTTGAAATTTCATCGACTTCATACGTTTATGCGGCAACGGTGGCAAGACAAGATGCGCTTGTGAATTCAGAAATTCTTTCCCGTGATTTGATTGTAAAAGTTTCTTCAAAAAACTCAATTGGAACTTCTGCGGAAGTCACAGAAACATTTTCAAACCCTGAACCTGTTTCTGTTGGAAATCCACTTGCAACTTTCGTTTCAGCAAGCGGCAACATTCGTAAATACCGCTTCTCTGCCAATGCTGGCTTGAATTATGACTTGGAGATTGTCACAGTTCACGCCTCGCTCACAGACGGCTTCACAGTCGATTCTGAAAACCTCTTGGCAACCTATTACCCTGCGTTGAATCCGAGCGGATTTATTGACGCTGAAATTGATACAGGTGCAGCAGTTCCAGCAACCATCTATTTCAAGATTGGCGCAAAGGATTTTTGGGGTGAGGAAATCACTTACACCGCGCAACAATCTTACATGGGTTGACGCAAAAAAACCCGGCTACCTTGCGGCAACCGGGTTTTTTTGTGGGGTGGTTTGATTTTTCTAGTT